ATAAGTTTTTGGGAAACCAACAACAAACATAATAAGATTTTACAATAACATAAAATGAGGTTATACTTTTTATAAGGTGACGTTAAGCCTTCACAAAAACGAGTAGCAACGTTAAGCTATAAAACGAGACGTTCCGTAAAACGGTTAAAACGAGGGAAAGATGGTCGATACAGTTGATAACGAAGTTGTTAATAATACAGATGTAGAATCAGTAGAAAAAGCATCATTAAATAATGATGTAAATGTTAGCAATGATAGGGTTGTTGAAAATACAACTGAAGTTGCTGAAACTGAAAAAAGTACAGAAGAAACGACCAAACCTGAGGTAACTCAGGCAAAGGAAAATGAAACTGATGGAATGCTAAAAAGATTAGCTCGTCAGGAACGTCGGCATAAAAGAGAAATGCAAGAGCAACAAGCTCAAATGCAGGTTCAATTTGCTAATGTAATGCAAAATTTTGCAATGCAAAATAAACAGCCGGATCAGTGGCAAATGCCACCAATGACTGATCAAAATAGATCAGTCGAAGAAAAAGTCCAAGAAGCTGTAGTATCATTACTAAATAAGCAGAAACAAGAGCAGATGAAAATTGAAGAGATGGAAAAGAATAGACTTTTCACTCAACAAGAAGAACAGCTTTTAGATAAGTACGAAGATTATGAGGAAGTACTTACTGAAGCCAAACCTTATTTGACTAGAGAAATGGTTTTTGCATTGAGAGAATTGCCAGAAGGTAGTTTAGAAAATTTGTATAGTGCTTGGAAAGAAAATCCCGAGCAACTAAAAAAGATATCTACATTATCTCCGGTAAAACAAGCTCTTGAGATTGCTCGTTTAGATGCTACTTATTCAGCTAAGAAAACAATTTCTAAGCAAGATTCTACAAAGTCCTATCAACAAGTTCCTTCAAATCAACTCTTAAAGCCTATCCAACCACGCACAAATCCCGGTCGCGTTAATAAACTAGACCAAGATTTTAATGCGATGATCGCGGATTATAACCAAAAAATAAATAGGCGCTAATACTTTATAAGTATTGGTTTTATAAAATAAATTTACGGAGTTTATCTAATGGCATTATCTAATGACCTAAAGGTCTTAACGTGGATTGCCAACAAAGGTTTGATGTATTTATTAGTCAACATGCCATATATACATGCTGGTACTACTGAATATGCACCCGAGTTTGACAATAACGAATATGCGAAAGGTGACACTATCCAAGTGAGACGTGTTAACCGTCGTGTCGGTGGCGAAGGCGCAGTAATTAATCTAGATGGCGTAGTCGAAAAGACAGAAACGCTAACCGTCGAAAAACAATTTAACGATGGTTTAGATTTTACTACCAAAGAACAATCTTTGTTCTTAACTGGTGATGATGGGATGGAAATATATTCAGATAGATATATTCGTCCATCAATTCTTCGCTTAGTTGCTCAAGTTGAAACTTATCTATCAGGACGTGCTGAACAAGACTTATATTACAATATCGGAACAGTTGGTTCTTCTTTAGCCTCGTATGGCGATATTGCGAATATTAATGCTCGCATGCAAAATTTGTCGATGCCAACAATGTTTGAGAAAAAATATTTGATTGTTTCTCCAACACAAGGTGCAACTTTGAAAACTGGTTTATCCAATCTATATAATCCAGCTATTCATGGTCCAATCGATGAAGATTATAAATTTCCTAAGATCGCTGATTTCTTTATGTACGAATCACCAACTGTATCTCGTCATATTGCTGGCGCAGCTGCTGATAGCATTACTTATCCTACTTTAACTGTTAAAACTGATGTAACAAGTGGTAACACAATTACTGTTACTGGTTTTGGTGGTGTAGTTGTAGGTGCATTTAAGAAAGGCGATATTATCAGTATTAGTGGTTCAAAGATTATATCTCCAACCATTTATAAAAATACTGGTATTGATGCTCAATATGTTGTTCAGGCTACTGTTGACTCTGACGCTGGCGGTGATGCAATTATCACTGTTAATCCAGAAGTCATAATTGACACAACCAATCCATTTTATAATTTAGATGCTAAATTGGCTGCTACCTCTCCGGTAACATGTGTTGCTACACATGATGTCAATACAGCATTTATTAATGGATGTTTGAGTTTTGCTTGTCCACGTATGCGTAAAATGGATACCCCATATAGCGTAACTGTTCAAGATACGAAATTTGGAACAGGTATTAGTTTACGTCTATCGAGAGCTGCTGACATTATCAACGACAAAAACATTTGGCGTTGGGATTTGTTAGTAGGTGCTCGTTTCTGGCCAGAATATGGCATACGCGTTATAACCTAAGTTTAAATAATATTTGGGGGGTCTAAACAGCCCTCCAAATAAAATTAGAGACTAAAATGGCCATACCAGAGAAAACGATAAATGACATTATTATAAAAGCATTCTATTTGGTTAATGAATATTCACCAGAAGAAATGCCCACTGCTTATGAAATATCAGAAGGTTTAGACTATTTAAATGAATTATTAGATAATCTATCAGCTAATAATGTTTATATTCCGTATAACAATGATGTTGTATTTAATACTGTAGCTCATCAAGCAAAATATTCTTTATCTAAACAACCAAGTGCTGATGTTGATACTAATAAGATAGTAGAAATAACAGATGCTTGGATTAATTATCAAGGATTGGTTTATCCATTAACAAAAATACAGCATGATGAAGCATTCCAAATAACACGATATCCAAATGCCTATACACGACCTTCGCAAATATTTTTTAATAACAGTGATTACGAAAGTTTTGTTACGTTTTTTTATACTCCAGATATTGTTTATGAAGTACATTTACGCGTAAAACAAGTACTTGATCATTTTGATTTAAATCAAGAAATAACAACATTACCACCGTATTATCAAAGATTTTTGCGTTATGCTTTAGCAAGAGAATTAGCCAGTGTATTTGAAACAGATACGTGGAGTGAAATAAAAGAAAAAGAATATCAACGAATGTATAGTGATTTACAATCAGCTTCTGATACCGATTGGAGTTTAAATATATCTGGAGTATTAAAACGCAGATATATCGGTTGGACAAAAGCAGTAATTATTGTTGGATAAGATTATTTAAATAATGTGGATTAATAATGGCTCAAAAAGGTCAATTAAATGTTGTTGGTGACTTTGGTCAAGAAAGAGAGCCAAAAATTGACTCACAACGTACAATTAATATGTATGTTTTAAAGACTCCAGAAGGTAAAAGTCCTTCAACATTAGCTCCAATGGCTGGAAGGAAAAATATTTTAGAAATAATTGGAGCAATTGAAGTAAGACAGCTTTATACATTTAAAGATTATATGTATGCAGTTGTTGAAGATGAAATATATAAAATTGATTCGCTCTTTAACAAAACGTTATTAGGTTCAATAACTACAACATCAGGTTATGTTGCAGTTAATGCTAATGTTAATCAAATTATATTTATAGATGGATCAAATGGTTATATTTACGATACGACAACATCTACATTTACTAAAATTACTGATCCTGGTTTTCCATCTAATCCAAGTGATGTAACATTTTTAGATGGTTATTTTATTAGTAATAGTAGTGAGACCAACAAATTTTATGTTTCTGCATTGAATAATGGTTTGAGTTGGGATGTTTTGAATTTTGCTGAAATTCAATCAAAACCAGATGTATTGATTGGATTAAAAACATTACATAGAAGATTATTTTTATTCGGAAAGAAAATCACAGAGGTTTGGTACAATGCTGGTAAATCTGATTTTCCTTTAGCTCGTGATGATAATTTGTTGCTCGAATATGGTTGCGCAGCTGATGGTAGTATTGTTACGGGATATCAAAAATTATTTTGGTTATCTGGTGATGAAAATGGTGTTGGTTCTGTGATGATGACTGATGGTACTGTACCTATTCCGATAAGTACTCCAGCACTTGATTATCAAATACAAAGTTATACAGATTTTACTGATGCTAGAGGATTTGTATATAAGATTGATGGTCATGTTTTTTATGAATTAAGTTTTACGACTGATAATAAAACATGGATTTATGATGCTACTACAAATATGTGGTTTGAGGGTGAAACATTAGATGAAAATAGACAATTAGGTAATTGTCACACTTTTTATAAAAATGAACATTATATTGGTGCTTACAATTCAGGAATTATTTATAACTTATCATCACAATATCTTACTGATGATGATCAACCAATTTTAAGAAAAAGAATTTGCGGTCATTTTAGTGATCCAAGTTTAAAAAACATTGTTGTTGGTAGGGTTAATCTTGATATAGTAGCTGGTGAGGGCGGTCTTATTGATACTCCAGGAGCTGGAGTAAATAAACCATTATATGCAGAACCTAAAGTTTATTTATCATTCTCAAAAGATGGTGGTAAATCTTTTTCTAATAAACATGTAGCAACATTAGGAAAAGTCGGAGATAGGACACAT